CTATCGGTACCAGCCTGTGGACCGACATGGCGTATACGATGATCGAGGGTATCAATAAGATGATGGGTAAGGAAGGTATCGACGGTCTAAATGAAAAGGCGCATTCGTTTGCAGATAATTTTAGAACTTTCTTTAATACGTATGTGATGCCCGCGCTAGCAACAACGAAACAAGAATTTGATTGGGTTGTAAAAGCGTTTGGTGAAGTCGATGCGTTCCTTACTAAGTGGACTGGCAAGAAGAAAGAAGGTGAACAGAAAGACGAAAAGGATAAGACGTTACCGTTAGGCAGCATACGTACCGAGCGCGCGATCATCGATAGTATGAACAGCCAATTGCCCGGTGGACCGGAAGGCGGCAAGGCTGGAGGTTTATGGGACTGGATCGGGAAGCAATTTAGTATGGAGGCTGGTGCAGCTGAAGTTGAGCCTGGATCTTCGTTACTCGTGCAGGAGTCAGCTGAGACAGATAAGGATTCAAATAAATTATTGCACGAAATGCGTGATACGTTTCAAAAGTGGGACCAGCAAAAAAGTGGTGGCGGTGCAATTGGTGGTAGTGGTGGTAGTGGAGGCGTTGCTAATCCAATGGGACGCAGCGGTCCAGGTGCTGGGCAGTCGTTTCCGCAGAGCAAGGGTGGTGGTGGACCAGCGGAGACGACTGGCGATCTTGGCGACAGTGGACCGAGTGGAAGCCTTGCCGATCAACGCGCGGGGTTCAAGAAAGAGTTGGAAGGCAATCCGCAGTTAAAAAGATTTGCCATTGACGCGATGCAACATGAAGGTGGCATTCAATCCAATCTGGAGCAATTATTTAACTACGCAGCAATGCGCCACATGACAATAAATCAGGCACTCCATTCAGGACAATATGGTCCTGTAAATAAGCATCTTATCAGTGGCAATATTTCCCAAAAGACAGCTGCAGAAGGAGAGGCCGCGCTTACCAAAGTTTATGCCGGATCAAACATTACTGATTACGCAACTGACCAAGGTATGCGAGGTGATCCGAATTACGCTAAGTATATGTCGAATCCTAAATATTGGGGGATGCATAAAGTTGAAGGCGCGTGGTTTTCTGCGCATGGTGAGGCAGGTCGTCGATGGGCAGAAAGACAGCGAGCAGCGGATGCAACGGCAGGAACGGGTGTCTGGAGTGGAGCTGGTAGAGCTATTCCATTCTTATCGCGTGGTACGATTGATGATGCGTTACGTGCTGGCAGTGGTGGTAATGTAGGTACTGCGAATGTCGATATTAATTTTGGCGATAAGGATAAACCGGGCAGCGTTTGGGAAAAAGGTGCTAGCCCATTTATCCCGACGAACATTAAGCGTTCTCCACAGGCTGCAGTTGCTGGTGGTGGCGTGACGGCGTTCAACACATACTCTTTCGAATGACATGGTAGCGCCAACAGAGATAGCTATTCTTACGGTGAACGGGACGAATTACCAGGATTGGGAAACGGTCTCGGTCAAGCATCAGTTACGAGAGATGCCAGCAATGTCGTGCCGCTTTACTTGTAGCGAAGCGTCGCCGTTATCTGTGCATTTGTCCAAGCTTCAGATCATGCCGGGAATGTCCTGCACGGTTACGTTGGCTGGGCAATTGGCTTTTACTGGCAAGGTTACGACGCGGCAAGTGTTCGTTGATGCACGACGGCATCATATTGAAATTCAGTGCGCTAATAATATCCCGATGGCAACCTCGAGTGTCATTTCAAAGACTGGCGAGTTTAAGAATAACACTCCGGAGCAGATTATTCGTAGCGTGCTGAAACCACTAAAGATTAATCTCAAGATTGAAGGTGGACAGTTACCGAATTTTAAGATCCCGCGTTATTCGGTTACACCCGGTGAGTCGGTACATGATTTTATTGATACGTTAACGCGGCATCTTGGTGTGCCCGGTAGTCCAATCGGGATTGCACATGCTGGAGATGTGTTTGGTAACTTTTGTATTTTGGTTGGTGGTACGGGTGGCGGTGATAGCGTCGTTGAAGGTAAGAATATGTTGGAAGGCCGCGAAGTTATTTACGATCCCAATCAGGCTGGTGGCGTGCCGTCGCCAAATCAGGGACCGGGTAATGATGATCAGTGGGGTGCGAAGGTTGCGAGCGTGCCTTTTGTTTCCAAGACATTCGAGACGTTCGGTCCAAAATATATTCCTGGTGTGGTAATTCCAGAGATACCATTTTTTACTAAGGAGCTGCACGAAGGCCGCGCGCAGTCGGAAAGTAATTGGATGATGGAGTCGTACGTAACGGTCTACGCAACGGTTTATGGCTGGTTAAAACCGTCTGGCGGTTTATGGGAACGTGGCAAGAATGTAACGGTGCAGTCCCCGATGCTGGTTATGAATGGCACTGCACTTATTTTAAAGAGCGCAACATTCAGTCAGGATAATACAACGGGTACGCGTACACAGTTAGAACTTGTTAACACGAAGGCTCTCGGGGAGGGTGTACCAACACCGCAGCAATGACGATACGCACAACATTAACTGACACGACACGCAAGGCGCGTATGAGTACAGCGCGTGCAACTATTCGCGAATTCGATGACGACCACCTGATGCAGCAGGTAAAGTATGCGGACGTTACACATAGTGAAACGCCGTCAGATTTTGAACGCTGGCAAGCGGTAGGCACAACAGCGTTTCCGATTAAACAGCAGGAAGATCCAAATCAGAAAAAGCCTTCGCAGCAATCTAATTCCAGCGAGGAAGGTGATTGGAATCATGATCAACCCACAGGACCTGCTGCTGAAGCTGTTATGTTATATCTCGGTGGGTCTAGGTCTCACCCTGTTGCTATGGTTGACGATCGACGCGTACGACCCTATGGGATGAGTGAAGGCGAAGGTGCGCATTATGCTCCGGACGGTTCGGAGCAGATGGTGTTGTTTAAGGAGAATGGGACGTACATCGTTGGCCTGGACGGCAAGTCGGTTAAAGATCCAAAAGGTAAAACGACACGTATGGTTAGTCTGCGGCACGTTAATAAAAAGATGCAGACACATAAGATTGAAAAAAGTCAATCAAGTGGTAGCAGCGGTGGCGGTTCGGCTGGCGCGCAAGCAACACAGCTTGATGCAGCGGGTGGAAGTAGCGGTGGGCAACAGAAAGAAAAGTATAAACACGAAGGCGATAGTGTCAATACTGAAGTCAGAAACTCAAAAGATAAAATTGAGTTTTATGCTCCTGGCGATAAGATGGTAGGGAGTTATGACAAGGCGAAGAAGCGGTGGTTTTTGGATGTTGACGGTGCTGGTAGCTGTACGTTTGAAATGCTATCCGATAAAATTACACTGAAGATGGGTGGGTCGAGTATTGAAATTACCAGCGGCAATATAAAACTTACGTCGGCAAGGATTGATCATAATTGATGCCAGCCGCGCACAGACAAGGTGATACGAGAGTGTGCGGTGCAGCCACGATCGTGGTTGGGCAAGGCACTACATATGTCGATGGAAGGTTGTGGGCAGTGAAGGATGATATTAATACGGATGGTGACGGTCAACTTATTCCAACTGGTTCTTCAGTATTCATCCAAGGTAAACTTGTTATCGTGAATACTCCTGACCACGCTCAGATGGATGATCTGTGCATTCCAATTGGAGCACCGCATTGTGATCCGATGACTGCTGCTGGTAGCGGCGCTACTTTTGCTTACGGGTAAATGATGGCAACGATTAAAGAAGTCGCACCGGCACCGTGGCGTTTACAGTTTAGCGGCATGCCAGCTTCGTATTGTGGTGTGCAGTATCACGTTGAGCAGCAAGCACGCAGTGGTGGCCGCAGGGTGGTGCTGCATGAGTACCCTAAGCGGGATACGCCTTACGCCGAAGATATGGGAAGATCGGCTGTACGTTATCAGATTACTGGTTATCTGATTGGTCCGAGTTATAATATACCTAAGCGTGAATTAATGAATGCGTTGGATAGTGGGCAGGGTGGAGAGCTCGTCGATCCTTATCTGGCAGAACCGAAACTTTGTATTTGTGAACGGTACAACGTTACGGAAACACGCGAACGAGGCGGGTACTGTACATTTGAAATGACGTTTGTTGAATTAGGTTCACCCGGTAATACTCCGGAGCAAATTAGTAGTGCGTTCCAGGTGCAAAGTCAATCACAGACCACGGGACAAAGCGCAGCGGCTACTGCAAACGATGCCGAGCTAGGACCAGGTTAATGCAAAAATCTGAATTGACAGAAGCTAAGGAAATCGCTGGTCGTATGATGACCGAGCTCTTGTTATTTCCGGTTACGTCTAACGTTGATGCAGCTAAGTTACGTACTGCCGTTGGGCGGTTCATGGTAGACTTCGGCACGCTGGTTGATAACAAAGTTATTGGTACGGAATTGTTTGCCTGTTTTGAACAGGCACGTGCAGCCGGTGCTGCGCTTAATACGATGGATCGAGTTCGTCTTTCTTTGTTTGCTGAAGCGCCACTTTATAATTTAGGATTAGTTATTGTCAATGCTGGTATTTTGTTTTCGTTTATTGAGCAAAGTCAAGTGATATCTGTTATGGAATTTACTAGCCGAAGTGAAGTTGATGAGTTAATGGATGTGATGAATATAATTATCGATGATATAAAACTTAACAAGGCAGACTCGTTTACGTCTAGCGATTATCAAAGTTTTGTTTTGCTAGCAGCATTATTAATTCAACATATGTCTGCAACCGAGCGGCAACTACCGCGTGTTCTTCAATATCATTGGGCAGTTAATTACCCGGCATTGACTTTGTCTAATCGCATCTATGGCGATGGATCGCGTAGCGACGAATTGATTGCTGAGAATAATACCGTGCACCCGGCTTTCATGCAACGTGATATTGTGGCGTTAAGTTCATGACAGATATTCGCGTCATCAACGTTACAGATTTAACAGGCATCTGGGCAGATTGGCTTTTGAAACCAGACGGTACGTTGGATGAAACTGAAGAGCTCGTCAATATCGTTAAGGTAACGTTACTGACTTGTGCGTTAGCCGATCTAAATGACGTGCTACCTGATCCTGATAGTTCAGATCGTAAAGGCTGGTGGGGAGACCTAGAGGCAGAAACGATCTGGGACGGTTGGCCGATTGGCTCGAAGATATGGCTATTGCGCCGTGCTAAGATAACTCCAATCGATGCGCAAGAAGGCGCAACGGTTGTACGGGCAGAACAATACTGCAGAACATCTTTGCAGCCGATGATTGATAAACGTATCTGCAGCCGTATTGATGTTACGGCTATGCGTAATGGTGTTGAACAGATTGACGTGTGGGTACAAGTTTATCGCGGTCCGAATATGTTAATTGATTTACGCTTTCAAAATCTGTGGGATGGAATAAGGAAAGTTTAAGTAATGCCTTGGACAACCCCAACGTTACGCGTCGTACGGCAAACGGTTCGCGGTGAGATAACGACTGCGTTAGGTCGTGCTTCGTTCGTCGGCAACAGCGTCTTGCGGGTGATGGCTGATGCCATGGCGGCACTGGCGCACCTGACGTTGCGTTACCTTGATTGGTTAGCACTGCAGTTACTACCGGATACTGCTGAACATGAATGGCTAGATCGACATGGTGATATCTGGTTAGTAAACGCTGACGGAACGATCGGGCGCAAGGTTGCAACTCCAGCTATGGGTACCATTGCAATTACTGGCACACCCGGTGTTGTCGTGCCAGCTGGAACGCAATTGATCAGCGACAATAATATTAATTACGAGACAATAGAAGACGTGACGACAGGCGCGTCACCGGTCAATGTTGGTATCGTTGCTATTGATTATGGCGCGCTCGGTAATATGGACGAAGGCGCACAATTAAGTTTCGTGGCAACACCCGCTGGCGTTGACGGTACCGCTACCGTCGTGGAATTAACCGGCGGCACTGATGATGAAACTGATAATCAATTACGTCAACGTATCCTGCAGCGTATTCGTAATCCTGCGATGGGTGGTTCGCAAGCAGATTATGTTACGTGGGCGCTGGCAGTTCCTGGAGTGACGCGTGCGTGGGCAGCGCCAGAGCAAGGTACCGGCACGATCACTGTACGTTTTTTAATGGACGATCTGCGTGCGGCTGATGACGGCTGGCCAACTCCTGCCGACGTTGAGATCGTAGCAACCTACATCGATAAGATGCGTCCTGTTACGGTTAAGGATTGTTACGTGCTCGCACCGATCAAGGAATTCATCGACGTCACGATTGCAAACTTGATGCCGGATACCGAAGCCGCACGTGCTGAGATTGAAAAGAGCATCGAGGATATGCTATTTGCAAAGGCAGCTCCAGGACAAACGATTTACGCGGCATGGATAAGCTACGCAATTTTAAATGCGCCGAGCGTGCAATCGTTTGAATTAGTAACGACGGTGGACTACGTAATGCCGTCGCTTGGACACATGGCGGTGCTGGAGACGATCCTTTATGAGTAATCAGATTGATCGTCACGTACGTCGTACTGGCGATGATTATAAGCAAGCGTTTCTGGCGTTGCTCCCGCAAGGACAGGCATGGCCACGGCATCCGGAAAGTTTGCTCTATAAAGTGGTTGCGGGTCTTTGTGAGTACTGGGGATTTGTTGACGGTCGTGCAGCCGACTTGTTGGAACGGGAAAGTGATCCGCGCACAACGATAGAGCTGCTGCCGGATTGGGAACGTAACTGGGGATTACCCGATCCTTGTTATACAGCGCCGCAGGGAATAGACGCACGGCAGCTTGCGCTTGTTATGCGCATGACGATGCAAGGCGCGCAGTCACGTGAGTTCTTTATTGATGTTGCCGCGCAGATTGGCTATACAATTACCATTACGGAATATCGGACCTTTGTTGTCGGTATTGACAGTGTCGGAGATTGTCGTACATATGGTCTTTTGCCGCCAGACCCGATGCGCAATGAATGGGGCAACCCTATCATGGGTGCAGTTGGTGATGCTTATGTTAAGGATGGGGAGTTAAGCGAGTGGCCATATTATGGTCTTGGTCCAGACATAAATCGTTTCTACTGGACGGTACATGTTAGTGGAGCCTCATTGATTTGGTTTCGCTGTGCAAGCGGACAATGTGGTATTGATCCGCACCTACGTATTGGTATCGCAGATGATCTTGAATGCTTACTAAATCGTTGGAAGCCAGCTCACACAACAATACTCTTTGATTATGCAGGCTTGGATCATCCCGGTGATCCAATGGCTGGTACACCTTAAAAGGAGACGTCAAGTGAAATATGAAGCGCCCTACGGCGTGTCTGACCCTAACGCCGGTTATATCAATGGCAACCCTTCGACTGGCACGATGGGTTCAATCCCTCCTGCTGCTGCGATAGAATATCCGCAGCGTGAGATTGTCAATTTTATTAATCGTGGCGGTTTGATTCCAAGCGATGCTGATTTGTATCAGCTCTCACGGGCGATACAAGGTGGTTTGGTTAATTGGGGAGTTGATACTGGCATCCCGAACCAAATGGCTATCACTCCGACGCAGCCTATTTCCGCGTATGCGCTCGGCCAGCGTTTCATCGTCAAGGTGAGATACGGTAACACGGGTCAAGTTGTTCTCAACGTCAGCGGACTCGGCAACGTCCCTGTCATTCATACTGATCAAACGCAGCTCAATGCGTACGAGATGCTGGCGGGACAGCTGATCGAAGTCGCCTATGACGGCGTTCATTTTCAGGCCATAGGTGGCATCTCTACCGGTGCCATAACGATGACGGCAACGCAAAATCTTTACGTCAATTCCGGGATTGGAAGCGACACGCTCTACGACGGGACGGCGGCGGCGATAAGTGGAACGTCCGGGCCATTTGCGACAATTCCGAAAGCTCTTACCACCATGAAGAAATATAATCTCGGTGGCTGGAATTTTATCATCCATATTGCGGACGGCGGTTACTACTCGCCTGATCCAATCGATCTGCCGCTCCCGAACGGCTCCGGCATAGTTGCGCTGATTGGTAACGTCTCAAACCCCGCTGCTGTTGTGGTGACAAATAGCGGCACTGGCAGCACAATCACATCATTTCATGGCGGCAACTACGACATTCAGGGAATGCAGCTTACGGCATCGGCACCAAAGTCAGGCGACCAAGGTCATTGTCTCTGGTGGCTCAATGGCGGATATTTAACTCTTGGAATTGTGAACTTTGGTAACGCACCGCAAAATCATGTTTGCATGGGTGCGAGTTCTAGCTGCATGCCATATGGTAATCAGAATATCGTTGGCACCTATGCCGGTGGTTCGCACTACTATGCCTTCACCAACGGCGTAATTCTTAATTCGACTCCGACCAACCCAAGCATAACAATTTCAGTCGCGAGTCAGAACTACGCCTTCATGCAGGCGGTGGACGGCGGACAAATCTGGCCGCTCTGGAATGCCATCAATGGAGCGGGAAATCTGAGCGGCTATAAATATGTCGCGTTGAGTAACGGCGTTATCAATACAGCAGCGCGAGGCGCGTCGTATCTGCCCGGTACAGTAGCGGGAGTGGCATTTTCGGGAGGACAATACATATGAACATTTTGGATTTCTACTGGATCATCGGCGGATCAGCAACCGAGGTCTATTCTGGCGCGACTAACACGCTCGTTCCAGTGACTGATCAAACATACACCGATTGGAGTGCAACTAAGGTTGCCTCTCCTATTGCCAGTGAGGCTGAGCTGGCTCAGGCATTACAATCCGTCGGTTCACAGTTGCCAGCATGGTTGTTTGCGGCAAAGGATACTTTCATTCAGCCTTCAGTGGGAAACTATACCGAGGGGCAGCTTGCCGCCTACAATGCTGATGCGCGTTATCGCCATGCCAGCGGCGGCATCACCGTCACAAGTCTTAGCGCGGTGCCGTTTCTCACTGATCCGACCTCGCGCAATACGGTCAATAGTGCCTATCAATATGCGGTAGTTAATCCGGCTCACGTTACCGATTGGAAAATGTCGGACGGCTCGTTTATCCAATTGAGTAACACGCAATTGGCGACGCTCAATGACGATATGACGATGTTTGTGCAATCGTGTTTTACTTGTGAAAGCGCTAACCTAACGGCTATTATCGGAGGCACTATGACAACGCTCGCGGCAGTTGACGCGGCATTTGCTGCAATTTCAAATACATTCTCCTGACATGGCAACAGTCAATATCACGGTCGAGAATGACGCGGACTTTTATCGCGTCTTCCAATACATGACGGCTGTTGGTGCACCAATTGATATGACTGGTGCATCGTTGGAGATGATGTTGCGTCGTCATGCTGAGGATGTCGAGGCTGAGTTGCGGCTTGGTACTGATACTGGAGAGATTATTCTGCTTAATCCGGCAGGTGGTCTTTTCTCTGTGAGAATTTTACAGGACACTTTAGCACGGTTGGGACTTGGCAGTCATGATCAGTCTATGATTATGACGCTCAATGGAATGAAAATAAAAATATGGTTTGGCACGCTTATCAATAATGCGGGACCGACACGATGAGCAGCGTTGATATTATTAATCAAGATCCAGTAACGATCATTATAAATGCTGCTGATGACGACACGATTGTTGTAACTGCGTCTGATGATTTGGAAACAATACAGGTTCTTGACCAAGGCATACCGGGACCGCCGGGACCGCCGTCGCTTGTACCGGGACCAGCGGGACCGACAGGACCGCAAGGGCCACCGGGAACAGAAGCTGTTGTTTTCATGCGCGATACGGCACCTGTAGGACCAAAACCGGGTTCGATCTGGTGGGACAGTGACAGCGGAAATACATACATTTATTATGTTGATCTAGACAGTGCGCAGTGGGTTCAGCAAAATACGGTCTTTGATGCTTACGTTACGTCTGCGAATATTCCAGACTTCGCCGAAGGCGTTGACGACCGCGTTGCTGCGCTACTCAAACAAGGAAGCAATGTCTCTCTCGTTTATGATGATGCCGCCAATACGCTGACGATTAATTCGACGGGCGGTACTGGCGGCGGTGGTGGGAATGCGCTCAGCGTTGCGTTCACCCCTACGGGCAACGTTTCGGCGACCGATGTTCAGACGGCCATAGCGGAAGTCGATACGGAGAAAGTCGCCAAGGCTGGTGACAGCATGACCGGCTCGCTGACGTTGCCTCTCGGATCTGCCACTACGCCGTCCCTGAATTTTACTGGAGAATTGAATACAGGATTATATTCGACAGCGGGTGCGCTCAACGTAGCTATCGCTGGAGTACCGGCATTTTCTTTGAATACGAGTATCTGCAATATCCTTGCACAGACAAGATCGCTCGACGGTTCGCAAGCGTTACCGGGATATGCTTTCGGCAGCGAACCGGCAAGCGGATTATTTCGCAAAGGTGCTGGCTCACTTTCGCTTTCCGCCAATAATAGCGAAGTGATGAACTGGAATAGTACCAATAAAGTAACGACCGCCTTTGGCGCGATCATACTGCCAGCTGACCCGGCTAATCCTCTCGAAGCAGCAACCAAGCAATATGTCGATGCCTCTCCCGGTACGGGTGTCACCAAGGCATACGTCGACGCTGCCGACGCAACGAAGGCTGGTATCGTCTCGCCGACATTTACCGGCGATCCAAAAGCACCGACGCCAGCGGCTAACGATAACGATACCAGCATCGCTACGACAGCTTTCGTCAATGGCGCTATCGCGGCAATCTCGCCGAGTGTCACGACCGCCTATGTAGACGCGGCGGATGCGCTGCGCGTCCTGAAGGCTGGCGACACGATGACCGGACCGCTGATGCTTCCGGCTGATCCCTCTTTGTCACTTCAGGCTGCGACGAAACAATACGTTGATAATGCCGACTTATCATTTCAGACATCAACCAAAACCTACATTGATAACGCCGACGCGCTAAAAGCTCCGCTCGCGTCACCGACATTTACCGGCGACCCGAAAGCGCCAACGCCAGCTCCAGGTGACAACGACACATCGATAGCAACGACTGCTTTTGTTACGGCTGCGATGACGGCGGCAGGCAGTACCAATCCGTCTAATGCTAATCCGGCAATGGACAGTGTTGCCGCTCCCGGTTCATCTGCGCTCTATTCGCGTGGTGATCACGTCCACCCGTCAGATACAACAAAGGCTCCGCTGGCTTCGCCTGTCTTTACCGGCGATCCAAAAGCGCCGACGCCGAATGCTGGCGACAATGATACATCACTGGCGACAACCGCATTTGTCACGACCGCGATCAATACAAAGCCAAGCGCCTCGATCTCTGATGCAGCGCCGCTCTCACCAATAGCGGGACAGCTTTGGTGGAATAGCATGACAGGCGCTCTCTATATCTACTTTACCGACATAAACACAAGCCAGTGGGTTC